TAGACGCAACCGCTTAGTTATGGCTGATCCTGCTGGCATCAAAGTAGCAGGGCTCAAACAGGCTATAAAGGCTCTCCAGGCTATCGGAGTTCCAACTGCTGAGATAAAGGCAGCTGGCTCCGAGGCCGGAGAGTTGGTTGCAGGTCAGGCCCGAGCTCTAGCCCCGGTTAGAACTGGAGCCCTACGCAACAGCATCAGGGTTTCCAAGTCCTTGAACCGGGTATCGGTGTCTGCAGGTAATAACAAATCGGTTCCCTACGCTAACCCTATTCATTGGGGTTGGTTCAAGCGCAACATAAAGCCACAGCCATTCTTCGTAAAGGCTTTAGGCATTACGCGCGATGAGGTTTACCAGAACTACTACAGAAGTTTAGATAAGCTGATAGCAACAAACTCCACGAAAGGAATACCCACAGAATGAACGCATTTGACTTTGAAAGCCTAACTCTCGAAGAAGTAGAAACCATCGAGAACCTAGTTGGCGAAAGCATTGATAGCGCCTTTGGCAACGGCAAACCTAAGGGCAAAGCACTAAAGAGCTTTATCTGGGTCGTAATGAAAAGGGATAACCCCAAGTTTACGATCGAGGAAGCAAGCAAGTTCACACTTAGCCAGGCAGTAGCTTTGGTTCAGGGTGATGAAGCAAAAAAAGAATAAGGGAGCAAGCGGCTCGTAGAATGGCCGGCTTTTGCCAGGCATTCAACATTAGCCCGTCAGAGTATAAAGCTTTGACTCTAATCGAGTTTGCAGCCTTCCTAAAAGTTTTGGAAGATGGTAGAGACCAATGAGCTTAGTCCTCAATGTAGAAATCCTTGGTGAGTTCAAGAAGCTAACTTCGGCTACTCAGGGCGCTAACAAACAGCTCGCTGGACTACAGGGAACCGCCAAGAAGATTAGCTCAGGCATCGGCCGAGCATTCGCAACCATCGGCGTTGGTTTATCTTTCGCAGTAATAACCCGAGAGCTCAAAGACGCAGCTCAGGCAGCCGTCGAGGATCAGAAGAGCCAGGGGCTTTTGGCTACGGCTCTGGAAAACACTACTGGAGCTAACAACGCTCAAATTGCATCCGTTGAAAAGTCAATCAAGAAGATGCAACTTCAAGCTTCGGTCGCAGATGATGAGATTAGACCGGCTTTTGCCAAGTTAGCCCGAGCAACCGGTGACGTCGAGGAATCGACCAAGCTTATGTCTTTGGCCCTCGACATCGCAGCTGGAACTGGAAAGAGCCTTGACGCAGTTACGACAGCCTTATCTAGAGCTGTTGGGCCAGAGGGAACTACCGGAGCACTTGAAAGACTTGTCCCGGCAATCAAGGGCGCTAAAGACCCAATGGCCGAGCTTGAAAAGCTGTTTGAGGGCAGCGCAGAAAAAGCAGCCAATCTAGATCCATACCAGAGAATGAACATTATCTTTGGAGAGATGCAAGAGCAAGTTGGTATGGCCCTTCTTCCTGTATTGGAAAAGTTCTCTACCTGGTTGGCTACACCAGAAGGTCAGGCAAAGCTTCAGGAGATTGTCGATGGCATTGTGGCCATCATCGAAGAAGGAATCAAGCTGGTTGCTTGGGTAGATAAGAACAAGAACTGGCTAGTGCCGATGGTTGTTGCAATCGGAGCTGTTACGACGGCCTGGAACATAGCGACCGGAGCTGCTAACGCTTACAAGGCAGCAGCACTATTGGCAGGTGCAGTTGGGGCAGTTGGCGCTGGCGTTGGAGCTGGACTAGCTGGAGTTGGCGCTGGAGCTGCAGTCGGTGGATACATGGAGGGCGTTGCTAAGGGTGAGCAATCAAGAATCTTGGCCGGTGAAGGTTTCCAAAAGGGTGGCAAGCTATTTGGAGATGCATTCCAGCAGCCTAAGCAAAATGTAACTATTAACATTAACAAGGGCAACGTAACAGCTAAAGAAATTGCAGACGCAGTAAACAAGGGAACCAAAGTCGGCGGAGCTCCTATCCTTACTGGCACAGCTCTAAGGAATGCTCTTAGAAATTGATAAACAACTTTAGCCTTCAAGACAACCTCTTCGTCGAGTTTCTGCTACCCGATGAGGATGGCAACAGCTTTATTCTAGGTATCAGCACACTTGGAGGAGATGATGTTCTCGGTGGCTATGGTGAGTTCGTTCTAGGAGTATCTCTACTAGGTGGAGATGATGTTCTAGCCCCGAGCTCCGGCCTCAAGTGGCAAGACGTTGGATGCGAAACCTCTAACGCAGTAATCTCAATCGGTGGCTCAATCAATGATGCAATTTACTTCCAACCGCAGCCAGCAACAGCTACTCTTACTTTGCAAAGCTACGATCTAGACCCAACTGTAAACAAGAACATTAGGGCTAACACAAAGATTCGAGTTCGCCTAGATTCCGAAGAGATTGACAGAGTTTTGTTTGTTGGCTATATCGATACAATCGATGTGACTTACTATCCTGATGGCCCGAACCTTATTCGCATTCGCGCTTTTGACATTTACAAGACTTTAGTAAACCTAAGAATTGCAGATTGGGATACAACAACTCTTCCAGCTGGCTACGCAACAACTGATGACGTCTTTGAGTTAATTGCCCTTGAGACTGGTATAGGACTTTCGGCGAACTCACAACCGACTGTCGGACGCATCCCGGCCGTCCAGATTGACAACGTTCTAGTTCCAGATCTAATCAACGACGCCATCGATGTGGGACTGGCCGTAGTTTGGATTGACCAGGAGACAGAAGAACTTACTGTAATTCCTAGACCAACTTCAGCTGAGGGAACAGCGACAACTTACGTAGTTGGCAATAACCATTCCTTAGACCCTTATCATCTATGCCTAGCTGAGATAAACGTAAGCTCGGATGCCGATGCCGTTTACAACTCTCTAAAGGTAGCTCTGACTTCAGATGACACTACCTTTGTATTCCGCAAGGATCAGGATTCGATTGACCTCTATGGAGAGTCAGCAATCGATGTTGCAATAAACACTACCGACGCTACTGAATTAGCTCGCTGGGCCAGCGCTGTTTACATCCAGGCTCCAACCAAGCTAGTCAGCCAAGTAGTGACTCCAGCCAAAGATAGGCTCGGAGACCTTACAGCTGCCGCTGTGTTTACACCGGGAACTCTCGTAGGGGTAAGTTATACTACTAACCAGCTGGACATTGTGGGATACTACACGGTGATACGTGTTAGTCACGAAATTGACGTCAATAACTGGTTCACAACTCTAGAACTTTGGAAGGAAGCCTAATGGCTTATAAAGTATTCTCAAACGGTAGCGTTCTAAACGCTTCGGATCTAAACGACTATCTAATGAACCAGTCGGTAATGGTGTTTAGCAGCTCAGCCACTCGAGCATCAGCTCTAACATCCCCCGTTGAGGGAATGCTTACCTGGTTGCAGGATGCAAACCGCTACCAATTCTACTCCGGCACAGCTTGGGTAGATCTAACGGATGAAGCTTCTGGCTGGTCTGATAAGTCTGCCAACTACTCAATCGTTGCAGCTGACCTTGGAACCACAATTCGTTCAACCTCAACAGCCATTACAATCACAATTGACAACGTTCTTACTCAGCAAGGTGATCGTATTGACTTCATCCAGGCAGGTGCAGGTCAGATTACATTCGCAGCAGGCACAGGCGTCACTCTATCTTCTGCAGACGCCAAGGTAAAGACAGCTAAACAGTTCGCAGCAGCTTCCGTTGTATTCGGTGGCTCAGGCGTTTACTACTTAATTGGAAACTTGGGCTAAAAATGCTTTTACCATTGGGAATCTTAGCTGGAGCTGGCGGGGTAGAGCTTCAAGTTCAGCACCTAGTAATCGCTGGCGGCGGTGCTGGGCAAGGAGTCAGCACTGGAAGCTCTGACATTGGAGTTGGAGGTGGAGGCGCAGGGGGTTATTTGACTGCTACAGCTATTTTGGTTCCCTCGACTAACTACACCGTAACTGTTGGAGCTGGTGCTGCAGGAACAACGAACTTTGAATTTTTATCAAACGGTAGCAACTCTGTTTTTGGTTCAAACACAGCTATTGGCGGTGCATCTGGTTATGTGACTGGTGGTTCAGGTGGAGGTGGTAGAGGAAACGCTGGCGCAGGATTTACTGGTGGAGCTGGTACTGCTGGCCAAGGAAATAAGGGTGGTGACTCTGTAGCCGGTGGCGGTGGCAATGCTGCCTCTGCAGGAGCTGGTGGAGGTGGTGCCGGAGCCGCAGGTTCAAACGGTGGTGGAGTCGATGGCAATGGTGGAGCCGGTGGAGCAGGATTAGCAAGCTCAATTACTGGAACCTCAATAACTCGGGCTGGCGGTGGAGCTGGAGCTTCTGCAGGTCTAGGAACTCCTGGAACCGGAGGAACTGGAGGCGGAGGTAATGGCGTAAAGAAACCGGCTACTACTGGCGGTTCTGGAACTGTAAATACTGGCAGCGGCGGAGGCGGAGTTGGAAACGACGGAGGCCGAACTGCTTATACGGGAACAGGAGGAAACGGTGGATCGGGTATTGTAATTCTTCGTTATCCAGCCAGCTATACAATAACAATTGGAGCTGGCCTTACCGGTTCTACAGCCACAGTTGGTTCAGAAAAGGTTACCTCGATTACAGCCGGAACTGGCAACATAAGCTGGGCCGCATAATGGCTCACTACGCATTCTTGGATAAAAACAATACAGTAACCGAGGTAATTGTCGGGGTAGAAGAGACAGAACTAATCGAGGGATTAGATCCTGAAGAATGGTATTCAAACTTTCGAGGACAGGTTTGTAAAAGGACTTCCTACAACGGAAAGATTCGCAAAAATTACGCTGGTATCGGTTTTACCTACGATGAAGAGCTTGACGCATTTATTCCTCCAAAAATGTCAGAGACCTGCGTGTTTGATGAAACTACCTGCACGTGGATAGAAACTGAACCTAAAATCTAATGGCCGAAGAGACAACAGGCGTCAAAATTACTCAAAACGCAATATACGCTAAGCAGCTTGAGCATGGTGAAACCCTTATTAAGATTCTTCAAAAGTTAGATCACTTGGATGATGTCCCAGACAGACTTCGAGAGGTCGAGCTTACTTTGGCACGCTTAGCATGGATTGAGAAGATTGCCTACACAGGACTCTCGGCTGCACTTGTTTCAATCATCGGACTAATAATCAGCTTAGGAGCTAAGTAATGAGCGTTCAAGATAACTTTACAATCGACGCTGGGGGAACTTTTATTAGAGAGTTTAGCTACCAAAATGATGAGGGAGACCCAATCGACATCGAGGGCTATGTTGCCAGGGCTCAGGTTCGCAGATCTACTTTTGGAAGATTGATTATCGATTCAACGCCGACAATTGATCCGGAAACTTTTGTAATAAACATGACTTGGACGGCTGACCAAACACGCCTTCTTGTAGATTCAAATTATGTCTACGGTTTAGAGATTTATAACGATGAAACCGGCGATGTAGCAGTTCTGACTCATGGAGTTATTACTGTAAACCAGGAGATTGTAAGATAATGCCAGTTGAAATTATCCAGCCTCAAATTGGCCGAGTTCGGGTTCTCAGCATTCCTGCTTATGTTGCCCCGGTAGAAGTAGAGTTTGAAGTTGAAGGTGGAACTAAAGGCACACAGCCTACATTCTCTGGTGATCCACTATTTACCGGAAGCTACATCAAACAAGCTTCTTTAGTTCACTTTAGGTTTGACGTGGACTTTGATAACATTCTTACTTTTGGAACTGGCCAGTATTACTTAAACTTGCCTTTTACTCCAAAGCACAATTACCAGTTCGCAGACGGCTGCCTTCATGACATAAGCACAGGCCGCAACTATCCAATTATGGGCCACGTATTCGCCGGCTCTAATGAAATGCTTTTGGAATCAATGGACGCTCAGGGCAACAGCGTATTCAACGTGGACTTTACTTTCAACAGCCCGGTGACTTTAGCCACAGCGGACAATTTTCACATCTCCGGTCAGTTTATTGTCGAGGATGAAGTTTAGTGATCTGGCCCTACAAGAAGCCACTTCCTTCAATTACGTATGATTTTGGATGGCGAATACATCCAATTTTAGGCTACAGGAAACATCACAATGGCACAGACTACGCATCCGCAATTGGTCGCAAGCTATTCGCTGTGGCCGATGGCAAGGTCACTTATGCCGGCCCTAGCACGCTAAAGTTCAAAAACGGCGAGCCAGCTGGCGGTGGATACATTGTCAGGATTCAATTCAAGGATCAGGGCAAGTTTTACACAGCAACTTACATGCACCTGAAGAAGGGCTCTCTAGCCGTAGTAAAGGGCCAGAAAGTTAGCCAGGGAGACCTAATTGCAGAGTCGGGCAACACCGGAGAATCAACTGGCCCTCACTTACACTTCGAGATTCAGTCGGGTCGGTTCTATGTCTGGAATGCAAACGGCAAAGGCTATCTAGATCCAGTTCCATTTATCAAAGCAAGATTGGACAAATAATGAAACCAGAAACTTGGGCGCACTTACGCAAGGCACTTTGGAGCTACCTTCGAGCTGCATTAGCAGCGGTCGGAGCATTGGTTCTAGCCGGCATCGAAGATCCTGGAACGATTACAGCTTCAGCTCTTATCGCTGGAATCCTAGGCCCATTGGTTAGATCACTAGATCCTAATGATGACGCATTTGGAATCGGAGCTTCGGTGCAAGAGGCTTACCAAACAGCTAAAGAAGACCAGCCTCAGCCATAATGTCACACCCGGTCAATAGGATCGGGATATGGAGATTACACAGAAGATAGAAGCTTTAGGCTTCGGCAGGTATTTAGGCACCTTTGAGCCTAACTCTGAAAAATGGCACGCTGCACGTGAAGGCATTGGCGGTAGCGACATTGGCGCACTCATGGGCAAGTCACCATGGAAATCTGCTTATCAACTTTGGGCCGAGAAGACCGGCCAGCTAAGCGATGAGATCGAACCCTCGATGCCCATGAAACTAGGCACAGCTTTTGAAGCCCCTATTCGGGAACTATTCCGAGAGCAAAACGAAGGCTGGCTAAAGGTCTATGAGACCGGAACTTGGCAGAGCGTTGCTAATCCAATCCTAAAAGCCAACCCAGACGGCATCATCGAATGGGAAGATGGCAAGCTCGGAGTGCTCGAAATTAAGTTCACCAGGCAGTATTGGGATGAGCTACCGGAGCACTACAACCTTCAAGTTCAACATTACCTTCAAGTTCTAGGTCTAGAGCGCGGTATCGTCGTAGCGGTCGCAGGAGGCGATTGGAAGGAGTTTGAGGTCGTTTGGGATGATTCCCTTCAGAAGGACATGAAAAAGGCTGTACGAGCCTTCTACGGCCTTGTAACGTCCAATAAGGCCCCAGAGTATGACGGCAGCACATCCACTTACGAAACAGTTAGGGAGCTATCCGAAGGCCTACAGGAAGGCGAGATAGAACTTGGATCACTATGGTCTAACCTGGTTGCAACTAAATCCGAAGCCGATTACTGGGCCAACGCGCTCCAGGCACAAAAGTCGGCGGTTCTAGCATTCCTAAACGGAATCAAGTATGGTCTCTATCAGGGCGAGAAAGTAATCTCACTTCAAGCCCGAAACGGCAAACCCTTTATCACGTTCAAATAGGAGAAAACACAGATGGCATTCGATCTATCAAATTACGAAACTGTTGCTGACCGCATCCAGAAGTTTTGGAAGACATGGCCACAAGGTCGCATCATCACAGAAATCAAATTAATCAACGAAACCGAAGTTGTTGTTCAAGCTTCAATCTTTACTGACCGGGAAGACCCTAGACCAGCGTCAGTAGATTGGGCACATGAGACTCGAGGCTCGACCCACATCAACCGGGCAAGCTTCTTGGAGAATTGTGCCAGCTCTGCAATCGGTCGCGGACTCGCAACTCTCGGGCTAAGCACTTCTAAGAATCGCCCCTCGAGGGAAGAGATGATCAAGGCAACGCGAGAATCTCGGAACTACATCGAGGAAGCTTCTGAAGCTGCAGCAAACAAGGATTTAGAAACCCTGCGAACTATTTACAACACGGCCCTAAAGTCACAAGTTGATAACGATGTTCTAGAAGCTATCAAAGGCTTAGCAGATTCCATAAAGGCCAAGTAAAGTGAAAGGGCTGTGACCCACAGAAAAGTCACAGCCCGACGCTTATGGCGTCACCCAACCACGATGGGCATTTACAGTATAGCCCTAGGAAGGCACAGGATGAG